ATATCAAATTCTTACATTAAATATAATTAATTGAGTTATACGTTTAAAGAACATAAAATAATTTTTTAGTTTGCTTATTTTCAATAAGTTAATTTTTTTAAATTAATCTTCCTTAATTCAATACCAAAGAATAGCACATTTTAGAATAAGAAAGATTACAACTTGTTGATTATTAAGCGCAATATGAATATCGTTTAAGTGTATAACTCAAATAATTAATATGCGCCGTTATTAAAATAATACTTACTATTACATTCTTCACAACAATGAACCTCATCCCAATCCCAATAGTTTCCGTCCATTGTCCCACCTTTGCTTTCATTATAGTAAATAGGGTATTTTACTTTATCCACTTCGTATCCACCATCGTTATCATTATGATATTTGCCACATTTAGGGCATTTATAGTCTTTAACCTTAACTGCCTTTAACAATGTATATAAATCATTGCATTTAGGTACTAGTGGTAAACCTTTTATTTTTCTTTCTAAATTTAACATATTAATAATCTTTGGTTTTTTAAATTAAAAATGGGTGGCTTCGCATACACATCCCTTAGCAAACACAATTATTAATCTTTTCGATTATATTTTTGGCTAATTTAACTTCAAAATCTTCATTTTCTTCAGGGGCAAAATTTAGTCTACATTTTACATCCACATATATTTTAAATAACTCTTTATTAGTAAAGGTAATATTATTACATTCGGGACTACTAAATAAAACCAATAAAGCATTTTTACCGTCTTCTTCAGTGAATAATCCGCCCTTAACCAATATATTTATATTTTCAATTTCTTTCATAATAATTACCTGTTTTATTTAAATTATTACCACACATTAAACTTATGGTAATGACGTTGTGAACATTAAGCTAGTTTAAATCAACTTTTCTTCTTTTTCTTCTTCAATAAGTTTAGCAATAATATTTTCAGCAAATTCATAATCTATTTTCCTAAATCTCCAAGGGTAAAATGCATTAGCTCCAATTGTTTTTGGTATAACTTCCGCTAACACTAACCCTCCACTTTTTTTAATAAACGTAATTGTGTATATTTCGTTTTTAACTAAACTTATTGAGGGTTTTATACATACTATTTTTTATACATACTATTTTTTCTCCTACTTTAAACATAATTTTATATTTTTAAATTAAACTAAACGCTAAATAACAATGTATTAATGGTTATATTATTAGATTATAACTAATTAATACCATTTATTTTTTTATATCTATTTACTAAATATACCAATGTTTTATTTTTAAATTCATCTGAAATCTCCCTTAAACCACAAATTATAAATTTAGGTATTATCTCTCTATCCTCATTTGTTTGTTTTGGTATAATCGCATCATCTGGAAGTGATATTTCCCCATTTTTGGTGTTCATAAACAAAAGTCCTTGGTAACAACTATCTGGATTCCTAATTTGCCATGAAGCAATAGGATTATTAGGGGTGGTATATTTATCATAATAAATTGGAACTTTTATACCCATAAATTTAATATTACCTACGTTATAAATTTCATTTTTTTTCATATATATTATTTTTAGAAGAATGTCTTTTTGAATCTAATCAAACTCATTTATTTTTTTTTATTAATAATATGTCTCACGCATAAATTATAATAAATAATATAAATTATTAGCTTTCAATTGCCTGTTTAATATTTTCCATTTCATCAGCATTATGTATTTCAAGTATTGTTTGAAGCATACTCTCATAATCTAATGTAAATTGAAAATATGGGTTTTTGCCTTTATCTAATTTTTCTGTAATATCATTTACTTTTTGCTCAAATTCTTTTCTTGCGTTTTCAGTCCATACTTCAACAATTTCCTCTTTTGTCATATTATAGTAAGTAACAGTATCAACAATACTACTGAATAAACAATATTTTCCGTTTGGTTGTTTAATTATTTGTTGTCCCATAATTTTATTAATTTTATTTACAACAAAGATAGTAATATATTTTCACAAATAATATTTAATTTCTCACTAAATCTGAAAAACTTGGTAATTGTTTTTTTACTTTTTTATGCAAATCAATAATATCAATCATTTTTTTACCTGAATAATCTTGTCTGCTACAAGCATCTCTTATCACGTTACCATCTAAAAACCCTAATTGATGTGAACGTAATATGGTAACAAATTTTACTACATTATTTTCACAAATATCATTCATTAAAACGTAAATATCCCCACCATAAATACCAATGGTATCTAATGATAAAATATTCCCCATCCATCCCATTATATTATCTGGGTCTATTTCATTTGTTATTGGTTGCATTAAATCCATTAAGACATTTAATGCCCCTGGATTTCCATTTGACATTTTTGATGCTACATCAATAAAAGTGTCACTTAATTTTATTTTTCCCATTTATTTTTATTTTTTAATTTAATTATTCATAGTTTATGTTTTATAAAATTTATTCCGTATTTTATATGTTAATTCATTAATTTTATTTCTATTTGGTTTTTCTTGTAAATCTGAATTTTCAAAAGCGTTTTCCATTTCAACTTGTTTTTTATTCGCCATTTTAAGTAGTTCTTCATATTCATAATTACCTACCTTAATATTTAATAAAAAATCTCTATTGGGGCGTTTCACTTTTATTTTTTTTTCTTTTGCAATTTCAATTGCCATATCTAAAAGTCTAAAGGTGTGCATCATGTTCTTTGCGTCATAATTTTTTCCATGACTTTTTGTATTTTGATATCTGGACTCATTTCTATTTTCCACCCATTTCCAATATTCTTTATATTCTTTACAATATTTTGAATACCCATCTTTATTAAAATATAATATGGCGATTTCTTTTTCATTTTTTGGTATCGAACTTAAACGAACATCATTAGATGAATCATCTTTCATTATCCCAAAATATCCTAAATTTTTTCCATAAAAAAGCCCATACATATCTTTCATGTGTGGAATATTTATTAATCCACAATCTTTTTGATTATAATCATTAATCTCAATAAATTTATTTAATGAGATTGAACCTTGTCCATAATTTATGTAGCAAAAATGTAAAATATTTTTACGTTCCCTTCCAATTGGATTAATTATTTTCTTTTTTAAACCTCTTGCTTTTTTAATTTGAGATAAGGCGAACTTTCCAAATGTATTTTTACAAAATTTAGATAAAATAAATTCAGGGGTAATTTCATTTAAAAACGGATGTTTAAATAAAATACATTCCTTTGGGGTATTTAGCAATTCTAGAATATTTGGATTATTAAGAGATAATAATTCCATAAAACGACTAAACTCATAATAAACCACATCATTTTTTGAATCACTCACTTGTGGTGTATAATCTAACCCATAATACTCTTCTTTTGGTAATAAAAACACCCCTCTAATGTCCGTGTCTGAAGTTGGTGTTTCAAGACCATAAGCATGGCTACCACTGATACATTCTAAAATTATTAAATTCCTATTTTTTAAATCATTAATGGTCATATCACCTCTTTATTAAATTTAACTATGTATTTTTTACTTTAATCTATTTAAACTTACGTTATAATATTTATCTTCTTTTTCAATTCCTATATAATTCCTATCTAATTCAGACGCCCCTAATAATGTTGTACCACTCCCGCAAGTGTTGTCAAGTATCAAATCTCCTTTATTAGTATATGTTTTTATCATATATTTAATTAATCTCAATGGTTTTTGGGTTGGATGTAATTTGCTTTTCTGTTTATCGCTAGCAAATATCTGTACGCTTCTTGGGTATCTTTCTGTGCTATTGTAGGTTGTCAACTTTTGCCCCTTATTATATACTTCACTTTCTTTACAATTTAATTTATGTTCAGCTTTACTCACTTTTAGTTTGTGACCGCTCGTTTTTTGTGGGTTGTAGATTGGAGGTTTCTTGTAAAAAACTAATAAATTTTCATGTGCTTTCATTGGCATTTTCTTAGCATTTAAATGCCCAGTGGCAGAAGTTTTCTCCCAAATCCATTCATACCTCAATAATTTTAGGTTACTAGTTCCAAGTACTTTATCAAATGGCGTCTGCGCAAATAAAAGAATAACTCCATTATCTTTAATTATCCTTTCATATTCATTCCATAATTTAGATAAGTTAATTGGACTGTCCCATTTACATTTTGTGGTTCCATAAGGTAAATCACAAAAAATCATGTCGATACTATTATCATCAATAATTTTAGGCATTAATTCAAGACAATCACCTTTATATATTTTATTTATAATCATTTTTTATTTTCAATATCTTTAACCCATTGTTGCCCCAATCTAAAAGCGCTTCCCAGTAATTCTTTTATCTTAATAATATTTATTTGTTTATTTTTGGTGCTCTAAACAAACTATTAGTTTGTTTTTTTTAATATTTATTTTTTTTTGTTAACATTCTTTTTATTAACTCTAACTCCCAAATTATCTAATCCAGTACAACCAACTACTGAAGGGGGTAATACCATATCTTCAAATTCATTAAGCATTTTTATAGAATTTTGTATTACCCAATCAGGTGTATTAATCCCCAAATACTTTTTAATTAATTTTCGTTTTTTATTAATATCCATAGTGAACAATTTACTCCCATTTTATATACCTAATCTAGGTTTATAATGTCTTCCATAAAATGTGAAAATTCATTAAAATAACTTTTTCATTTATGTTACAATAATTATATAATTGGTTTATTCTTAACAAATGATAAGTCTATGCTATCATCTATTTTTTTAAACTCTTTTGTGCCTAATCTTTTTATTAATTCAGTTTTAATATTTTTTATGGAGATAATTGTTTTTTCTGGATTATATTTTATTCCTTTTTTTTGCTTCCAATAGCCCTTATTAACCAATTCATTAATTATTAGTGATAACTCATGCTCATATACTGTAGATTTATATGAGTTTATTAGAACCTCTGTTTCTGAAACTTCAGTAAACACTTTAATATCTGATATTAAATATCTTTTACCAAATTTATCATATATTTGCCCATTCATATTAATAATATTATTAAGGTTTTAATATGGTTGGGGGAAGTTTCATTGCTTCATTAAACATTGCACCCCATTCATCACCACTCATACTAGCAAATTTTTCGTCATTTGTTTTTATTTTCTTTTCAATTCTTTTACGTCTTAAATAAAAAAATAAATCAGTAGAGTAGCTTATAATACCATATAATATTGCAAAAATAATAGATAATATAGCAGATATAATAATCATTGGACCTGCTATCGTTGGTTTTGTTTGATTAACTGCCGATTTAAATGCTCTTGCCCAGTGCTCGGCTTCTAAATCATATCTTAAAAGTGTTTTAGCTGAATTGTCGTTTGGGCGCCATAAAAATTTATCTCTATTTTCCATAATTTTATAATTTATATACAAATATACAAAATATAAATCACATATCCAAACGAATAGTGAACTACCCACACACTAAAGATGTGTGGGCTTCGGGTTTCACAGGATATGCATCGTATATTATCTAATATAATTTCTAATTCAGATTTTAGCGTAGAAGTATTTGAAAGTGATTTAGACCATGTTCATTTCTTAATTCGTTATATACCACGTCTTTCAATATCTCAAATAGTTCGTAGGTTAAAACAACAATCTACTTATCACATTTGGCAATTATATTCTACATTACTTCGTCAAGAATATTGGCACAAAAATTAATTTCTAACAAATCTTATTCCCTCATAATCTTTACAATTAGGGTATGCTTTCATAACATATTTTGGGTAAAAAGGGTTACCACTTTTAAGATGGTTTTTCATATTTGATACTGAACATATCCCTTTATCCTTACACCACTTTTCAATATGTTTTCTTGCACCCGAAAACAAAATATTATCTTCTTTGTCAATAACACTTATAGAAGTTTTGGTTCTATTTTTAGAATATTTAGATATAATTTCAATAGTTTCTTTAGAATGTTTTTTTCCATAAAACGGATTCTTAGAACCTTTTCTTTTTTCTGAAAGGTTTTTCTTAAAATTTTTACTCCTAACAATACCCCCAACTCCACATCCGCCATCACTGGTATTGGTTAAATCTTTTGTTATTTCTCTATAATATTTAATCCAATATCGTTCTCTTTCTTTCCATTTTAATTCATCAGTTACTTCCACTATTACAATAGATGTTTTTAGTCCTTTATCAAGAATATTTTTTATCCATATGTTTTTCTTAGTATTAGGTTTTAAATTACACAACCTATTATGTTCCTTTACCCTCCTTTTAGGATTATTAGTTTTACCTATATACTTTATAACACCATTAACAGGGTCAACTAACCCATAAATATAAACTTTTCCCATAATTATAAATATACACAAATATACTAAAAATAACCATAACATCAAATTAATTTACACGATTTTGGTCAGATGGTTATTTTGTTTTGTTCAATAGGCGAAGCAAGTCCAGATACTATTCGTCAATATATTTTAAGTCAAGGTTAGTATATCGCTTACATCCCATTGGCGAAACGACCAATGGGTTTTACGCTCATTAAATAAAATTATTTACCTTGTCTACCTATTTTATGATTAATAGTAGAAGATAATCCCATTAATATTTTTTGAATATCACTTAATGTTTCATCATCGAATTCGTATACACTCCCATCCTCATTGGGTTCTTTGTTTAATTTTTTTCTAAATAATGACCTATTTGTAGCCTCTGAATTACCTTTCCATTTCTCGCCAGATAATTTACGTACAATAGCTGCGTGATTAAATATATCATTACCCAATAGATTGCTAATTTTATCATATTTTTCTTCATGCTCCTCATCTTCAGCCTTATTTGCTATTTCTACGTGTTTTATGTGTGGGTTATTACCGCTTTCCCTAAGTAAATTTTTAATTATCTCTTTTTTCATGGCATCTTTTTAATAAATAAATATGTGAAAATGTTGGTAATTATTTATTTAATTTTAATTTTAATTTATTTATTGCTTTATATTTAATTTGTCTAACTCTTTCACTTGTTAAATCTAATGTTAAACCAATTTCTTTTAATCTTAATGGCGATTTTCCATATAAACCATAAAATAATATAATAACTAGTTTTTCTTTTTCGTTAAGACCATCCATCAAACTTTCAATAAAATAATGATTATCAGCTTCAGTTAAAAAAAAATCGGTATTAATTATTCCAGAAGTATTTTTAGTTAATTTAAAATAATTAGAAAAATCTGGATTATTTTCATTATTATCATCTAAGGATAACGTTATTGAATTTTCATTTTCTAAAAAAAACTTAATATCCTTTTCGGTAAAATCACAATCAGAATTATTCAATATTTGATATAGTGTTGGGGGGTGCTCATATTTTTGTTCTAGACGTTGGTATTTTTTTCTAACACTTCGTGACATATTAGTTTTATTGCTTGGTATTCTGACGGTTTTACCATTATCCGTAATAAACACTATTATTTTTTTCCTAATCCACCATATAGCATAAGAAATAAATTTGAATCCCCTAGTAGGGTCAAATCTATTCGCTGCAATGACTAACCCTAAATTTCCTTCATTAACCAGGTCTTCTAATTTAACTTTATTCGTGGCGTATTGTTTGGCAACGGTAATAACAAATTTTAGATTGTGCTCAACTAGTTTATTTATGGATTGCTTATTTCCATTTTTTGCTGAAATAGAGAGTTCGTATTCTTCGTCTGGGTCTAATACTCTAATATTTTTTATTTCATTTAAGTATTTAACAAATGAAATATTATTTCTATTTGTAAATAATTCACTAATTATAATGCTATTCATATTTATCTTTTAATAAAATTATAAATTATCCTTATTTTTTGTTTTTTTGACCATTCTTCAAATGTTTTTTTATGTTTCTCTCTATCATCAAATAATATCATCTCTGTTGCATTTTCAAATTTATTTAACAAATCATTAAAAAATCTTAACTTGAAAATTAAAGTGTCATTTTTATCACCCTTTATTGTATACCGTTTATCTCCGTTTAATACAATTTCGTCAAATATTATATTGTGTTTTTCTAATATTGCATTAACTTGATTTTTTAAATAAATCAATCTACCCGTACATAATGCAATAAATGTGTTTGGCATATTTCTGAACTTAATATATTCTTTCAACATATCCGAATATATATTATTATCAAATATTTCCAAATCTAATGCTTCTTTTCTACCCCACCAACCTTTATGCGGATAATTAGTTCCAGTTTTTTCTTTCCATATTTTTTTACCTTGATTTGGCTCCATTGTATTTATTAATGTCCCATCAAAATCAAAAACTACTATTTTTTTTATGTTTTTCATTTAATAACTTTTTTAAAATTAAACTAAATCCTTTATTAGTGTTATAATAATTATAGTAGAAAGTAAGTGAAGTTATTTCTATTTATTAAATATATTAATAATGGTATCCCTTTCTAACCTATCCAATGATAAATCTATGTCTGAATTTTCATTATCGGTGGTTATTTTTGCACCTAATTCTACAACAAAATCATTTAATGACAATGGGTTATGCCACTGCTCGTATAAAGCTTTTGTTGCAATATCAGATAAATTTGAATTTCCAGAAACTCTACAATTACCAGCCCCAAAATTCAAAATACTAAAAGATTGCCTATTTTTTTCTGGTAAAAGTATTCCCAATATTGTATCATTTTGAATAGATTTGGTTTTAATTTCAGCAAATAAATTATTTGGATTCATCATCATATTTCTATTAATATTGTCTCCTTTGCCAATGATAATTTTGTAATCACAATCTGACCTACCACTATAGATATTGTTATTAACTAATGTTGGTACATTTAACCCATTATTTGCATACAAATATTCAACTGCACCATTGGGGGCGTTAGTAATATCCCCACTAAACATTAAATTACCATCATTTTGGTTATAAATAGAATTCCACCCAACTTTTCCTCCAATATTAATGCCAGATATATCCAAATCATCAGCACCCCATTTATTTTCCCAATAAATGCCTACGGCGAGTTTTTTGCCATAAAATTTGGTTCCACATGGAAAATTACCAACAAATAATTTTTCTGATGTTGGTAAAGCATATTTAATATCATCAGGGATGAATATTTTCTTATCTGACAAATCAAATCTATTTTTTATGTATTTTAATAAAAAAACATAATTTTTTTTATTCACAACTTTATTAGCTTTTTTTTGAGTTATCCAAGACTTGCCATTTCTAATTAAATAAACAAACGAAGACTGCCCCTCTATTCTATTATAACAAGCAGATATGGCTTTAAATAAAGCAAATGGTGTTGCGTTATCAAGCCATTTAATATCTTTGTCTAATAGAATATTTTGAGTAACACTATTTAATGGGTTTCCCACTAGTGGCTTATGGTATATTTTGGATAGTTTACTTATTTTATTAATAGTTTTGGGACACTTTTTTTTATATCCCAAAAATAAAGGCTTAAATCTGTTAAATATTTCACCCAAATTTTTAAGCCCAAAATCTTTAAATAAGCGTGATGGGTTATATGAACTATCTTTAATTAAGTTTATTAAATTATTATTTTTTATTAATAATGTAGTATTGGTCGTTTTATATATTACATACCTAAAAAATTCAACTGGATTTGATGGATATATTCCATAATCTTCAGCTATTTTAACTATTGCTTCTTTATTCTTTATACCTTCATCACCAGTAAACACATAGTCTAACTCATCAACTAAAATTGTTATTAAGTCATTAATAGTTTCCTCATTTAATGCAATTCCAGACCTTAATAATAATAAACACTTATTTATCATATCTTTCTTAGGAATTCCTTTTATTATTTTATATTTAAGTTTTAATTCTGGAATGTTTAGTACTTCATTGGGTATATATATTTCAGATTTAAATTCAGTACCATATGTTGATATATAATGTCTTATTTGTTCAATTAATAACTCAAATCTAGATGAATTTTTTATTTTTTTCCATGATTTATGAAAAGTTTTATTTAAATCATTTCCATTTAATTTTTCTTTAGAATAATAATTAATTATCATATCCTTGGCCCAAATTGAATTTGGCTCAATTATATAACCATCTGAGGAAATAAATGATGATTTATTTGATTTTTTTTCAACTACAGAATTAAATAATTTTAATGTTTTCATCGTTATAAATTTAGATTTATCATATTATGTTAAAGTACTATTTATTTTTATTTAATTAATATTAAAACTCAATTTTAAAAGCGTTTTTAATTATCCAATCAATATTTGTGTCGGCAGGATGCTTTCTCATTGCATAAAGTCCCACTGTAGCATTTTTATACTGAACTAAATTTTTATAAGTATTTGATTTTTTACCAATAACTTTTAATATTTGCTCAATATCACTTTTAGTTCCTCTTCTATATTTTTCACCAATTAACATGGGTATAGTATAAATACCTTTATCCATTATAATGACATCAATAGGCAATCTACCCTTTTTTTTGAAATCTCCTTGGGGTAATTGTTGCCAAATAGCTCGTCTTGATTTTTCATCATAACCAATTTGTGTGCCTTTTTTTATAGTTTGTTCATAACCTAAATCAGTAAGATACTTGTGAACATTCTTTTCTACATTTTGTGGTATTGAAATATCAATATCATTAATATCTGCTATATCTAAAAGCCCATTTTTTACAAAAATAAAACTACCTATTATTTTAGCATTAAAATATTTTTCTAAATTTTGTGCAACTTTTTGTGATGTCATAATAATATGTTTTATTAATGAAGTGTTTTCGCTCGATTTATAAATTTAAATTTTATTATCTTTTATTTTGGCTTTTAAAATCTTCAATCATAGAAATTATGAAATAAATAATAAGATACAAACAGCATCCAATCCCGAAATAAAATATTATATTCCCATTCATATTAATATTATTTTTTGCTAAAATTTTTAACATTAATTGCCAATTTATTATTTATAAGATTTTTTAAACATTCATCGCATATTCCAACATAATAGGTATTTAAATCGTATTTACTCCCAAAGCCAAAGCTTATGGCTCCAACACCTCCATTATTCCACATTAAATTTTCTTGATTTAATGGATTTACATTTTTATTATCCACCCCACCCTTAGAAATTATATTTTTCTCACATTTGCAACAAATATAATCATTAATCATGGAAGAATTTAATTCTTCATTATATTTTTTAATAATATCAATAGCCTCTTTATATTTCTCCTTTTTAGTCATTTTTTTTTTATAATTATTTATTATCTTTTATGGTTATATTTCTTGTAAGACTTACTAACTTTGAAATATACCCTTGCTCTTGGTGTCTAAGAGTGGCTAGTCTATCTATTTTAGTTTCGAATAACAAATCTATTTTATCAATTTCAATTTCAAGTTGATTTTGTTCAACCCTATTTAATTTTAATTTTTTCTTAATTAATTTTACGTTATTTTTCATGTTTAAATGGTAAGTGTAATTGTATCTATTGGTATTCCATTGGACATATTTTCTAATAATAAATCAGAATCGTCAATCATAAATCCGTCAATTCTTTTTCCAAGATATTTTTTATCTATGAATTCTTGGTGTGTAATTGGTTCAATAATATTTAACTTCATTTTATATGATTTAATTTTGATGAAATTAGCAGTTCTTTTATTAAGACAAACAATACACTTTTTTGTCTTACTAGCTTCAAATATTAAATTAGTGGTTTTACCGCATCCTCTATTAGTTATTATTTTATTCATTTTTTTTTATTTTTAATCGTTTAAAAATTCAATAAGTTTTTTTGACTTATCTTTTATATATTTAATTCCCATGTTTTTAGCCTCTTCTAATTCGTATTCAGCTCCAATCCATTTACCATCTATTGTCACATCAAAACTTGGTCTTTTCTTCCATCCCTTCCACTCTATAATAATTTTACCTATTGGTGTTTCTAATGTAGTGTGATTATAAGGACTTTCATGTTTATTAGGTGATTTATTTTCGCTATACTTCATACTTTAATATTATCATTTTCATTTTTTCATTTCTACGGTACAAATGGTGTCATTATGATGTCCGCCATGTGCAACTAGCATAATTTCTTTCATATTGAAACCTCTTGTTTTCCCAATTCCCTGAGAATTCCACCCAAAGCATAAGACCAGACCTTTATGTTTCAAAATTCTAGTAATTTCTATTTTAAGATTTGGCCAAAAACTTGATTGAGTTGTTTGCATATTCACAGTTTTATTTAATTTTTTATATGATTCACTAACTTGCCTTGGGCTAAATGGGGGGTCAAATAAAACTAAGTCTAATGACTCATCATTAAATGTTTTTAAGAAATCTAAGGCGTCCATATTAAATTTTGCACCCACACTTGGGTCTAGGTCATTACAATATTTTGCCACCCTATTTGTGTTTGAAAATGGGTCTGCACTTTCTATATTAGGCTTATTATATTTATTTATTAAATTTTTAATTGGTTTTATTCCAAATGTATTTTTACTTGGCATTGCCCAATGTCTGGTTATTATCATATTTAATATATTAAATGTTTCTATTAATAGTTAAATATTTTAATTTAAATGACTAATTCGTATGTCTTTTCAAATATATCTGGCTTACAGGGGTAAACCTCACCTTTAACTCCAACAATAATATAATCATTTAATGATGCTATCATTACTCCCTCAAGGGTTGGTATTTTTAAAATAGGTTTCCCATTTTCATCCCAATCGTGAGTTATGTTTTGTTGTTTTTGTGTTATCCACGTATACACTCTATCTTTCATTTCGTTTGTAAATTGTTCTGCCTCAATTACTACTGGGTTTTTTTTTAAATTTTGCCATTGTTTAAATTAACTATTAAATTTTACTATTCATTTTATTACTATTAAAAAAATCTATTTATATATCTCTTTAAATTTATTTAAAACAGGTAACCAATCTGTTTCGCCAAAAAAACCGCATTTATCTTCAAATAATATATTCATATATGGTTTAATATCATAATTTCCGTACCCATTTGTTTTAACATCTGGGTTTTTATTTACATATTTAAATAATATTCCATCTTTTTTAAATTTTTTCTGATATTCTATTATCTCATTTTCATGAGAGCAAGTGTAAGTGAACTACCCACATACTAAAGATGTGTGGGCTTCGTAATCAAAGCGTGTACTAATGTACTACTTTAGCGATTGCAGGATTGTTCCTAATCCCAAAATTCATTATATTTTTACTCGCATTAATATCCCTATCTTCTGAATGTCCACACTTATCACAATTATAGGTTCTGTCTGAAAGTTTCAAATCTTTCTTGATATTACCACAAACTCTACAAAGTTTACTACTTGGTTGAAATCTTCCTATCACAACAAGGTTTTTACCTTGCCATTCAGACTTATATTCAAGCATTGTTCTTAATTGTCGCCAAGCCATATCAGAAATAGCCTTTGATAGTTTATGGTTTTTAACCATATTTTTAGTATGTTTCATATTTATTATATTAAAATGGAATTGAAGCCTAATTTTACTTTCATTTTGTGCAATACTCATAATAAGTTAGAACGCCTATTCTGTACTCGCATTTGCCTTACGAGGTGTTTCCACATTATTTGACTTGGCTTCATTTTTCCATTGTTTTAAAAATTTTACGTATTTTATACCTAATCTTTTTTCTATTTCCTCTAAAAAAACTAACTTAAAGTTATATCCTAATTCTTTAAATAATTTATGTTTTAAGTTATTCCTTTCTGTTATTCTTCCCTTTACATCAATCCATAAATCTTGTTGTTTTAAGTAAAAATCAGGTAAGTATGTTATACTTTTTTTAAGTTTAAATCGCTTAGGTTCGTACTCCCATTCAATATTCTCTTTATCAAGAACCATAGCATACATAACTTCAAATCCTGAACGCATATTAATTTTAGTGCCTTTTTTTATATAATGCCATTTATGAATATTATTAGCTTTAGTACAATTATCTAACCCTACTGTTTGACCTGTTTTACTTTGTTGTTCTTTACCATAACAACCACAACTAACAACTTTTTCATTGATTAAATCTGCATATTTATTTTTAGTTATATTTCCACAATCACATTTTGTTATATGATAATAACCACGACCTTTTTTATTTTCATCAATATCAATTATAGTTAATCTATTAAATTTTTTACCTATTTTTGATAAAGCTTCTTTTGGTCTTCTTTTTCCTTTGTTATGAGTTCCGTTTATTATACACATCCCACAACTAACTGTTGATGGTTTACTTCTTCTGTTGTTTCTTATACCTTGTAATAAAACTGCGTACTCTTTAACCTTAGTGTTTCCACAATCACAAATACAATTATACTTTTGATTTTTAGTGGAATAATTATCTACTCTGCTTGTAATAGTAAGTTTACTTATTTTTTTACCAATATATTTATCAATTATATTTACTCCTGATTTTATGCACCCACAAGTTGTATAATTATCTTCACGTATTGCATTATATAAAGTAGAAAATGTTTTAATAGTTTTATTTCCGCATTCACATAAACAATCATAATTCCTGTTATTCATACTGTAAGATGAAACTTTACCTATAATTATAACTCCTCCAACTTTTTTACCTATATGTTTGTCAACTTTATTCATAATACAAATATACAAAAAATTATCTATCTTCAATTGCAATTGTGTCATAAGTATTAACTAATTCAGTAGATATTTTGTGCAAATAGTCTGTCCTTTGATTACGGATTTTCTCGTGCAATAATGCTATTACTAATTTTTGTTTTTCTCTATTATTACTCCCTTTTACTTTACGTGCTAAACTTCTTTGTTCAATTCGTAATCTTTTTTGTTGTAATTTGAAAAAGTTTTTATTTTCAAATACAACTCCATCAGAAGTAATTACTAAATCTTTAATCCCAAAATCTAAACCTACACTTGTGCTTGTTTTAATAGGTTTCTTTTTAGGCAGTTCTCTTTGGTTGTCAACTAAAATAGATACAAAGTATTTACCTGTAACTGTTTTTGCTACTGTAACTCGTTTTGGTATTCCTTTAAATTCTCTATGGTAATCAATAGCAACTTCTTTTAATTTAGGTAGTTTAATAGTGTTATTCTTAAACGATATTTCATATCCTTGTGGAAAGGTAAGTGATTGTTTAGAGTATCTATTTTTGAATTTAGGAAATTGTCCACGACCTTTAAAGAAGTTTTGATATGCAGTATCTAAATTGATTAAACTATGTTGTAAAACTTGACTTGGACACTCTTTAATGTAATCAAATTCTTTCTTTAATGCAGGTAATTGTTTAATTAAATCATACTTAGATATTGATTTTTTGTTAGAAGCATACGCAACTGTTTTAGTTTCCAAACCAAGATTAAATACAAGTCTATTCACTCCAAAGTACCGTTGTAATTGGTCTTTTTGAGTTTTATTTGGAATAATACGATATTTATACCCTCTAAGCATTATATTTTTTTCTGGACTTATTAAAATTTTAATTTCTATAATATTTATTTTTTATATAATTTTTTTCTAATTATAATCGCTAAAGAATCGCCCCGTTTAATCGCTTCACTTTCCCATGGTCTATTATAATAGGTTGGCATATTGTCTCTAGTAAATCTATGGCCGTTCCAAATTAAACTATCTTTATATTTTAATAATTTCTTATTTTTAATCTGTTCTAAATGTATTAATTCGTGGGATATAACATTAATATATTCATCTCTATTCATATCCCCAATCTTAATTAAAAATTGCCCATTTTCATAAATAATGTAAGCTAAAATAATAAAATCACCATCATTTATATCATTATTATTCCCTTTAAGTGATTTTAAAACTATAAATTTGGGGTTTATTTTTAATTCATCTACCCCAATTTTTACTATAGTATCTAAATAATTAATACTGGTTCTATTGTATAATTGGTATTTAATTGGTGGTAGCTTAATTTTATTAAAATAGTTTGGTTTGTCATTAAATATAAAGTATATTAATAGACTAATTGATAATATTAAGATAATAATTTTTAAATATTTGGTTAAATTTTTCATAATTTAAATGATTATATGGTATGTGTATATTGTTTACATTAGTGATAATTTTGGGGATTTATTTGGTATATTATCTTTATAATAAAATACCTTAATTAGCCGTTTTTGATTTCTCGTTTTTGACCAATCTATGGTGCAATTAATTGATTTTTTTGTCATATTTTTTTTATTTAAAATTAAATATTTATATATTTTTCATTAGTGTGAACTACCCACCCACGGCTGAGCCGATGGATGGGCTTCAAGGGTCATAAACTTCTCCAATGAGAACGCTTCACCTTGTTTTTGCTTAAAGTGCGGATATATCCCATATCCAAACTAATTTTTAGTAATTCTAACTTGTTATCGTTAGAAATTTAATTTACTTTTGGTTTTTACAATTCAAAGTTTATTTTGAATTAACCACATAACCTCAAAGAACATGAAACAAACATACTACAAATATAAGAAAAGGACAAACTTAATTAGATATAATTTAATATTATTTCATATTCATTTAATTTATTGTGACTTACATCCCACCAACGCAAG